TCGCGACCCATACCCAGCAGGTCTCGAACGAGACTACTGGCGAGTGTGGCAAGCTGCCTTGGCTGCTGATCGGGTGGCACGACAAACAAGCTCTGCGTGTGTGCCCGTTTGCCCAAACAAGGACAGCGTGTGTGGACCGTGGCGGGCCAATTGGTGCGCAGAGTGCCCACTGTGGCTTGATTCACCCTAACGGCCAAGTCGCGCGGCCATTTGCGCGGCACTTGAAAACGGAGCATTGAACATGATCAAGATTGAACCTGATGGCGAAAACGGAGAATGGCTGGTGAGGGTTGGACCTTGCAAGTTGTCCTATCCACATCTCTATCACCCATTCAAGAGCACCAAGCCTGGCCAGTCCTCCAAGTACGGCGCCAAGTTGCTGCTTGACCGGAACAACCCCGAGGCCAAAGCTGACGCTCTGGAGTTGTGGAAGAAGGTTCAGCAGATGTGCAAGGAGAAGTTCAAGACAACTCTGCCTTCGGACAGGTTGTGCTTGCGCGATGGGAAGCAGTTGACCGAAGACCTACATGGCTTCTATCAAATTTCGGCGAGCGAATCGATCAAGCCCATTGTTGTTGATCGCCGCCGCCAGCCCGTGAGCGAAGAGGACGGGGAGGAGATGTTCTACCCAGGCGCAAATGTCATAGCGACACTACGGTTGTGGAGCCAAGATTCCAAAGACTGGGGGAAAAGGATTAACGCCAACCTGGTCGCGTTGCAGTACCACTCCAAGGGTGAGCGATTAGGTGGTCGTGAGCGTCCGAACGTGGACGAACTGTTCGAAGACATCAGTGGTGAATTTTCAGAGGAAGACGAGTCTGAAGACGACATGGACGACATCGTTTTTTAGAGCATGAGACCATTCTGCGTCGCTGACACCGAGTGCTACCCGAACTACTGGTCCATCCAGTTGCGCGAAGTGCATGGTCAGCGACGCACACGGGTGTTCGAGCGCATGCCTGGGCATCCGTTGGATGTCGCCGGTGTGCATCGCATCATGCGCAACTTCACGCTGGTGGGCTTTAACCTCATCGGTTATGACTCACCGATGATTGCCTTTGCGCTGAGCGGCGCAACCAACGGACAACTCAAGGCTGCAAGCGATGACATCATCAAAGGGGGTCTGAAGTTCTGGCAGTTCCGCGATAAGTATGGCGTTGAACTGCCAGAGTACGTTGACGCAGTCGATGTTATGGAAGTCTCACCTGGCAGTCCACAGAAGCCTAGTTTGAAACTGTACGGCGGGCGCCTGCACTCGCGAAAGATGCAGGACTTGCCCTTCGAGCCTGACAAGGAGTTGACACACAACGAGATTGAGCAGCTGCGCACGTATGGCTTGAACGACCTTGAGCTAACCAGAGACCTCTTCCTCGAGTTGTGGCCTCAGATCCAGTTGCGCACGGAGATGTCGCGCAAGTACAAGATCGACTTGCGCAGCAAGAGTGACGCTCAAGTCGCTGAAGCTGTGATGAAGGTCGAGATCGAACGCAGGACAGGCAAGAAGGTCTATCGACCTGACCCTCAAGGTAGAAAGTTCAGTTACAGCGCGCCCGATTACATCCACTTCGAGTTGCCTCAGTTGCAGGCCCTGCAGAAGACGTTCTGCGGTGCGACGTTCTTCTGCACTGCAGGAGGCCAGTTGATGCCACCGCAGGCGCTTGAGAAAGGCATTCCGTTCGAGGTTGGTTCATTGCAGTACAAAGCAGGCATCGGTGGGCTTCATTCGCAAGAGAAGTCGGTCAACTGGCGCAGTGACGACGAACACGTAATAGTGGATCGAGATGTTGGGTCGTACTACCCGTCCTTGATTCTCAGCAGTGGTATCTATCCGAAGAACCTGGGGCCTGTTTTTCTCGATGTCTATCGCGAGATCTACACCACACGGATGGCCGCAAAGCGGGCCGGCGACAAGGACAAGTCCGAGACGCTCAAGATTGCACTCAACGGGGTGTTTGGCAAACTAGGTAGTTCATTTTCGGCACTCTTCTCGCCGGATCTCATGATTCACGTGACCTTGACCGGTCAACTTGCCATCCTGACACTCATCGAACGCATCGAACAGGCAGGCATGCGAGTCATCTCAGCCAACACGGACGGTGTAGTCACGTGGGTTCCGCGTGCACGCCGCGCCGAGTTCACTCGCATCGTTGATGAGTGGGAACTCGATTGCCCGTTTGCGACCGAGGAAACAGAATACGTCTCGCTCTATTCCCGAGACATCAACGGTTACTTCGCGATCAAGCCCGACGGCACGGTGAAGCGCAAGGGCTTGTTCGCTGAGTGCGGCCCGGGGCTCCCAGGCGCGGCCGGCATGAAGAAGACTCCTGCTGTCATCGCACAACTCAAGGACGGCGTTCCGATCGAGAAGACGATCCTTGCATGCCGTGACATCCGCAAGTTCGTGATCGTCAGGCGAGTTGTCGGCGGTGCCGAACGTGACGGCGAATTTGTCGGCAAGGCGATACGCTACTACTGGGCTGTTGGCGAGACCGGAACCATCAACTACATGACCAACGGCAACAAGGTGCCGCGTACGGAATCAGCCCTGCCGTGCATGGAACTCCCTGATGAGTTACCAGATGACATCGACTACTCTCGTTACGTGAGAGAAGCGACAAGTATTCTTGAGGAAATAGGCGTTGCCGCCGTGGATCCTGCGTTTGTCGGCCGCTCTGGCGAGATCACCGCGCATCTGCTGGACCAGAGCACCCATCACATCGTGCGCATTCCTGATGGAGTCGCGCGGTGTGGCCGCAAGTCGCCGAGTCTGCGCACGCCGTGGATCGAAGTCCCCGAAGTGCCGAAAGGCGTTCGGATTTGCAAGCAATGTGGAGGAACGACATGAAGTCTAATCAAGGTTATCGATTGTTGGCTGGCAAGTGTCGGCTGATTTGCAGCGCCATCGCCACAACCGACGCGTCGTCACGTTGGCGTTTGGCTCGTGGAACTTACTGGTGTCCGATGTGGAATTGCAAGCGCGACCACTGGTGGTTGGTTTCACCTGATGGTGTCATTTATGACCCGACTCGAGACCAGTTCCCCTCGAGAGGCTCTGGTGAATACGATGAATTAGATGTCAACAACATTGAATGTGGGCAGTGTGGCAAGTGTGGAAAGGAAACTGACATGATTCAGAACGGCAATTACCTGTTCTGCAGTGATGCGTGCGCTATGTATTTTGTGGGGCTTTAGATCATGCGCTACGAATCACCAGACGAGATCAACAAGCGGTACACCGACAAAGGTGAGGAGCCCGTGTATCGATGTCGACCGTGCCGCAAGGCTGAAGGGTTGTACTGGTACAGGGGCACGTCGTGCCCCACTTGCGGCGCACCTGCCTGTTTGGAGTTTCTAAACAGTGAGTGGTCTGGGGCGTTGCGAGCAATGGAGCAAGGAGATGACGCATGACACCCTTGGAGCAATGGCAGGCCGTGCGCGACAAGATGCTCACCGATCTGGACATCCTGACAGCGCGCGCCATTCTTGGTGGCACTGATGCGTCAGACGAGGTGCTGGTGGCGTCGATACACAAGGCCCGATATGAGACGGTTGACTTCGACCGGACACTGCGGCTGGAGTCGGCACAATGGTTGCGAGATAGCGGGCTCGAAGGCTTGTTCACGAAGCCGCTGTTGCCGCCTGGCGTGCTGCCTGGGGACGAGGATGGAACCTAAGCACGTGGTCGGGTTGTCAGGTGGCAAGGACTCCACAGCTATGGCGCTGCGATTGGCGGAAGTCGAACCTCGTGATTACGAGTTCATCTGCAACCGCACTGGCAACGAGTTGCAGGTGCTCGACGATCATCTTGGACGGCTGGAAGAGTTGCTTGGCAAGCCCATCAAGTACGTCGGCACTGGCGACGATCTGTATGGCTTGATTGGCAAAATTAAAATGTTGCCGAACTTTCAGGCCAGGTTCTGCACACGAATCCTGAAGATCGAGCCGACCATTGAATACTTCGAGAGTTTGCCGCCAGGTTCAACGCTCTACGTCGGGTTGCGCGCAGACGAAGATGAACGCAAGGGGCTTTATGGGGAAGATCTTCAGGTTGACTTTCCGTTTCGCCGATGGGGGTGGGGCATCGACCGTGTGTGGTCCTACCTGAAAGAGCGGGGCGTCAATGTGCCGAATCGCACTGACTGTGATGTGTGCCCTTATCAGCGACTCGGCGAGTGGTATGCCCTGTGGAAGAACCACCCTTTGCGTTACTTCAGAGGCGTCGCGTGGGAGCATAGGCTTGGGCACACCTTTCGCTCGCCTCAGCGTGACACCTGGCCTGCGTCGCTTGCTGAACTTGCGCATGAGTTTGCCAAGGGGCGTGTGCCGAAGAACAGTGACAAGGCCCTTGAGGAATTTGGTGGTCAACAGTGTCGGGTGTGTAGGTTGTGAAACGTTGGCAACTACCCTTCAGTGGGAAGTTTAAAGGGGCTGCTGAAATGGCTGCTGAGCGCAACATCGAGCGCGCCGTCTGCGAGCACGCGCGCAAGCAAGGCTGGCTCGCGTTCAAGTTCGTGTCACCTGGCGCGACGGGCGTGCCTGACCGCATCTTCATCTCGTCCGACGGACGCTTCATACTAGTCGAGTTCAAGCAACCTGGTGGACGACTGAGCGCACTGCAGAAGGTGGTGCATGACATGCTGCTCAAGCATCAGGTCGAGGTGCATGTCGTCGACTCTGTTGTGCAAGGAAAGGCGCTGTTCAGTGCGCCCTGAGCCTTACTACATGGATGCGCACGTCACGCTCTACTGTGGCGATACCCTGGGCCTGCTCCCGTTGATGCCGCAAGTCGATGCAATCATCACCGACCCTCCGTACGGGCAGACGAATCTGGAGTGGGACCGTTGGCCTTGTGGATGGCCTGCACTCGCGGCACGTGTGTCATCGCAGATGTGGTGCTTCGGCAGTTTGCGAATGTTCATGGACCGTTGTGGCGATTTGAACGATTGGCGCTTGGCTCAAGATGTGGTTTGGGAGAAGCACAACGGAAGCAACAGCAGCAACGATCGATTCCGGCGAGTTCATGAGTGTGTTTTGCACTTCTACCAAGGTGAGTGGCGCGCGCTCTACAAGTGCCCGCAGTTCACCAACGACGCAACGGCGAAAACTGCACGCCGAAAGAAGCGCCCGCAACACTGGGGCGAGATTGCTGAGTCGACGTACACATCCATGGACGGTGGCCCGAGGCTCATGACATCGGTGATCTACGCTCGCAGTTGCCATGGGTATGCAGTCAACGAGACGCAGAAGCCAGAGGATCTCGTTAGACCGCTCGTTGAGTACAGCGTGCCTCCAGGGGGCAGTCTGCTCGATTGCTTCGCCGGCAGCGGGACAGCACTCGTCGTCGCACGCAAGACGGGTCGGCGTGCAATCGGCATCGAGAAGCGCGAGAGTCAGTGTGCGCACATCGTCGAGCGATTGGCGCAGTTCAACGACGGGCTCTGGTTCGATCATGCGACCCCGTAGTGCACTGCGTCCCTACCAGGTGCGTGCTGCGCAGTTCATGATGACGCGGCATGATGACTCGCGCGGGGTGGCGTGCTGGATCGAAGTCGGGCTTGGTAAAACAGTCAGCGCACTGACTGCATGTGTCGATCTCATCAGTGACCTGAGCGTTCACCGCATTTTGGTGGTGGGTCCAAAGAAGGTGGTGAAGTATGTGTGGACCGACGAGGCACAGTCGTGGGAACACACCAAACATCTGCGCATTGCGGTTGCCGTTGGCACGGCCAAGGAACGCATTGCTGCACTGGACTCGTCGGCTGACATTGTGTGCATCAACGTCGAAAATCTTCAGTGGCTTGAGGCCACATTGGTCGCGCGCAAGGAGTTGAAGTTCAAAGGCGATCAGAGTGGCCGGCACAGTTGCTTTGACATGGTCATCGTCGACGAGTCAGATTTGCTGAAGAACAGATCGACGCGAAGATATCTTGTCATGAAGCACATGATGGGTCTCGCTAGTCACTGTGCGTTACTCACGGGGACGCCAGCGACAGAGGGCTACCAGCATCTTTGGAGTCAGTTCAGTCTTCTCGATAGTGGGAAGCGTCTTCTCGGAAATTACACCTCGTATCTGCAGACTTATTTCGTGGACGTGACCCGAGGCCAGTCCAGTTACCCCATCTTGCGCGTCAAAGGTGAGCAAGCGAAGCAGGCTATTCAAAGTCGAGTGGCGGACATCACTTTCACACTGACTGCCAAGGAGAACCTGCAGTTGCCTGAAGAGAACCGCATCTTTCGATTCGTCGAGCTTGATGCACGAGAAACTGCGGTTTACAGCAGATTTGCGAGAAAGGCCACCGTCGAGTTGGGCGGCGGTGTCATCACTGCTATGTCGGCTGGTGTTCTTGTGCAGAAGCTCGCGCAGTTCGCCAACGGGCAGTGCTACGACGAAAACCGCAACGTGCACGTACTGCATCGGCGCAAGCTCGAAGAGTTGCAGTTGATATATAACGAGTCCTCGTCTCCGTTGCTTGTCAGTGTGGAGTACAGGCACGACAGGGCACTCATCGCGGCCGAGTTCGGGGCTCGCATCTTCGATGACAAGGTGTCTACCAAGGACGACTGGAATGCCCGGAAGTTCCCTATGATGCTCATCCACCCTCGCTCAGGCGCACACGGGTTGAACCTGCAGTTTGGGGGGCATGTGTTAGTTCGCTACGGTGTGAGTTACAGCCTCGGGCTGTTTCTTCAGCTTTTCGGCCGACTGAGGCGCTCAGGGCAACCGTCGCCTTTCGTCACTGACCATGTCATCCTCACCCGCGGCACCATCGACGAAGAGATTGCCAAGGTCATCGAGAGTAAACATTTCACACACGAGGCCTTGTTGTCCGCGATGAGTGCTCACACCAAGTCTCTTGGTGTATGATGCGCACATGAACATTCAAGACATCCTTCTCGCTATCGCTGCCGGCGAGGACATCTCTGAGGAGGTGGCCCATGTTGATGAAAATGCACCAGGCGTTTATGTGATCTACACGCCTGGTGGAATTTATGTCGGTAGCACCGGCAGGTCGTTGGAAAAGCGGTGGGGTGAGCACGTGCGTGATCTCCGTAAAAGTGAGCACCGCTGTCCGAAGCTGCAAAGACAATACGATGTTGATGATCAGAGTTTGACGTTCTGGGCTGTTGCCAACTGTGCACCTCATGACGCTGTCCCGTTGGAGCAGATGAAGCTTGATGCGGCATTGTTAGCCCACATCACACTGCTCAATGTCTGTCTTGTGGCTGGGTCGTGTCTCGGCGTGAAACGTTCACCTGAGGCCATCGCCAAGCTGAGCGCTGCGAAAAAGGGCAAGAAACTATCGCCCGAGCACATCGCCAAGATCAGCGCTGCGAACAAGGGCAGGAAGTGGAAGCCGTCACCCGAGCACATCGCCAAGCTGAGTGCTGCGAACAAGGGCCGGAAGCCGTCACCCGAGCACATCGCCAAGCTGAGTGCTGCGAACAAGGGCAAGAAGCACTCACCCGAGCACATCGCCAAGGTCAGCGCTGCGAACAAGGGCCGGAAGCACTCACCTGAGGCCATCGCCAAGATGAGCGCTGCGAAAAAGGGCAAGAAACTATCGCCCGAGCACATCGCCAAGATGAGTGCTGCGCTGAAGGGCAGGGAGCTGCCACCTGAGCACATCGCCAAGATGAGCGCTGCTCAGAAGGCGCGATGGCGACTCGACGACGGACTCGACGATAGGCTCCTCGAACTCCTTGACCAAGGCTTCATGGTCACGCCGCCTGGCGTGCACGAGGGGCGCCGACATGCCGCGTAAACCACATCCGTTGCCTCCAGCTTCTTTCGATGTGGAGCTTTATCTGCGGTCACTTCCCGCGTCGTCCCTCCCTCCGGCGCTCCAAAAATCTTTCTGGGAAGCCCAACGTGCCAAGCAAACTTACTTGCAAGAAAGTGGCGAACTGTGGCACACCTGGAGAGTTCAAGAAGTCCTGGGTCGCGTCTTCATGACTGTTCGGTCTCACCTGACATTGTGCGTCGACAGCATCGACAGGGCATCGCCGTTGTCGGATGAGCAGCGCAAGCTCTTGCAGTCAACACTCGACGGCATCATCACGGAGTTGCGCGACTTGGTTGTGGACGCGCTGGCCGATTGGGACGGGGCTGGCGATCGACAGGCCCTGTTTGAGGGGGATGATGATGTGAGTAGTGTGCTGCAAGGGCTTGACGAGGACGATGATGGCCTCTAAGGATGGTCAGTCACTCGGTCGTATGGCGACTGAGTTCGCGCTTGAGGCGCTGCGACCGCCTGAGCACGTTGGCATCTGCGAGGCCGCTGAGCGCTATCGGTTCTTGAACATCGCTGGTGCGTTCCATGGCAAGTACAGTGTGGACACGACACCGTACCTGAGAGAGGTCATGGATTCCATGCGCGACAGGACGCTGGATTCAGTCATCTTTGTGGGTCCGGCCCAGACCGGAAAAACGGACCTCTTTTTGAACTGGGTCTGCTATTCCGTGATGTCAGACCCAGCCGACATGCTGTTGGTAGAAAAGTCGCAGACCTCTGCCCGTGACTTCAGCAAGCGACGACTCGGGAGGCTGCTTCAACACAGTAAAGCTATCGGTGGGAAGCTACTTGGCGGCGCGCACTCAGATAATGTATTTGACAAACAGTTCCTCAGCGGCATGCTCGTTACCCTGTCTTGGCCTTCCATATCAGAACTCTCAGGTAGACCTATTGGTCGTGTCTTCCTCAGCGACTTCGACAGAATGCCCACGTCGATCGATGGCGAGGGGAATGGCTACGACCTTGCCCGGAAGCGCACGCAGACATTCTCGAACCCTATGACGGTTTGTGAGTCCAGCCCCGGCTTTTCGATCACTGACCCTAAGTGGATTCGATCGTCGCTTCATGAAGCTGCTCCTTGCGAAGGAATCTTGGCTCTCTACAACAGAGGTGACCGTCGCCGCTGGTATTGGAAGTGTCCTCATTGCGCCGAATGGTTCGAACCTGATTTCAGCCTTCTCCGATATGAAAAAAACACAGACCCATTGACGGCCGGCGAAAGCGCAATGATGTTGTGCCCGAAGTGTGGCTTCCTGCTTCAACCTGCGCACAAGCCCGCATGCAACTTGGCAGGCAGGTGGGTGAAAGACGGTCAGTGGCTGTCATCTGACGACCAACTACATGGTGTTGCACACAGGTCGCGAATCGGCTCGTATTGGCTGAAGGGGGTCTGTGCCGCGTTCGCCTCATGGAGCACGCTGGTGTCGCGCTATGAGACGGCTCTTGAGGAGTTCACTCGCACAGGCTCACAGGAGGCGCTGCGCAGCTGCACAAATACCGACCTCGGGGAACCGTACTTGATCAGAGGTGGCGAGACCTCGCACACAGCCGACGAAATAAAAGCCCGCGCACTACCCAGTGAAGACGACAAGCCGACTGTCCCTGAGTGGACGCGATTTCTGATCGCAACAGTCGACATCCAGCGCAACCGATTCGTGGTTCAGATCACCGGAGTTGGCCCACGCGAAGGGGGATGGCGGATGCACGTCGTGGATTACTGGCCCATCGTGAAAAGCAACAGACTTGATGATGAGGATGAACATCGCTGGGTGAGACCAGCCGCCTACGCCGAAGACTGGTTCCTCCTGCGTGACCAAGTGCTCGAGAAGCGCTACCCGATTCACGGCTCGCCAGGCAGCACGATGGGCGTCGCGTGGCTTGGGTACGATACTGGCGGCGCTGAGGGAGTCACCACAAACGCGTATGGCTTCTATCGTGAGATGAAACGCACCGGCGCCGGTGCGCACACCCGCCTGTTTCCCCTGAAAGGTGACAGCACGCCGAACGCCCCCCGCGCCCGCATCGCCTTCCCTGACTCGGGTCGCAAGGACCGCAACGCCAAGAGCCGCGGCGAGATACCGGTGCTCATGCTCAACCCCAATGTCTTGAAGGACGCCATCTCCGGAATGATCGATCGCGCAGCAGAAGACTCCGACCGAACGTTCTCTTGGCACGACGCACTCCCTGACGCCTTCTTCGAAGAACTCGTGGCCGAGCACCGTGATTCGAAAGGGTGGACATGCCCAAGAGGCAAGCGCAACGAAGCGTGGGATTTGTCTTATTACACACTCGGACTGTGTGTACACCTCAAGGTCGATCGCATCTCCTGGGACGCGAAGCTCGCGCCAATGTGGGCACGGCCGCATGAGACCAACCCATTCGTTGAGCTTGCTGCAGCGCAAGAGGATCAACCTGTTCGGAGTACCAAACAGGTTGCCAAGAAAGCCGACGAACCCTCGTCCTTCGGGAAGTTCGCAGAAAACCTTGCTTGACATTTCGCAAGTCATGGTTATTCTTTCGCCGCATGGCGACCAATGCTGAACTCCTTGTCCAAGCTCAAGCTGCATATCACGCGTTGATGACAGGGACGGCGGTTCGTGTCGTCGTTGACCAAAACCAAGAGCGCGTCGAATACGGCATGGCCAATGCCGACAGGCTCAACGCCTACATCCTGAGCCTACAGGCACTCATCGCAGGGCAGACCTCCCGCGGGCCGTTCAGGGTCTACTTCTGAGATGGACGTGAAGCCCACGATTGACGACGGCCTCGACACCCCGAGGCCCCAGGCCATAGGGGGCGCCTTCGAAGGAGCTTCCCGCTTCTCCCGCGAACTCGCCTCATGGCAACCGCCGAGCCTCTCGCCCGACGTCGAGTTGAATCAGGACAAGCCGTTCCTCGACGCCCGTGTCCGCGACCTCGTCAAGAACGATGGATACACATCCGGCGCCGTCGCCACGCACAAAGACGGCATCGTCGGTTCACAGTACCGGCTGAACGCACAGCCCGACTGGAAGGTGCTCGGGGCAGACGAGGCCTGGAGCACGGACTTCCAGGAGTGGGCCGAGTCCAATTTCACCCTGTGGGCCGAGTCTCCGCACAACTGGGTTGACGCCAGCAGGCTGAACACCTTGACGGGCCTCGTGCGTATGGTCGTCGGGCTGAGCGTGCTGACAGGTGAGTCGCTGTCCACCGTCGAGTGGATTCGCTCGGACAACGAGCGGCGCCCGTCGAACACCGCCATTCAGATGGTGCACCTCGACAGGCTGAGCAACCCCAACGACCAATGGGACACGGCTTCCATCCGTCGCGGCATTGAAAAAGATTTCCGCGGTGCGCCCGTGGCGGCACACATCCGCTCGACGCATCCGAGTGAGTTTTATAGTGACAACCCGACCAACTTCGTCTGGAATCGGGTTCCCTTCCGCAAGCCCTGGGGCCGTCTCCAAGTCATCCATCTCTACGAACAGCAACAGCCAGACCAATCGCGCGGCGTGAGCACGATGGTTTCGGTGCTGAAGGAGATGAAAATGACTAGGAACTTCCGTGATGTCGTGCTGCAGAACGCCGTGGTCAACGCCACGTATGCAGCAGCGATCGAGTCGGAACTGCCCAGTGAGACCATCTTCGAGCAACTGGGCGGCGGCACAGGCGAGAACGGTGTCGAGCGCTACCTGGCCGCGTTGTCGGAGTACACCGGGGGCAGCAAGAACCTGCACGTCGACGGTGTGCGCATCCCACACCTGTTCCCGAACACCAAACTGAACATGCGTCCGCTCGGCACACCGGGCGGCGTGGGGACGGACTTCGAGACGGCGCTGCTGCGGTACGTCGCGTCGTCGCTGGGCCTGTCCTATGAGGAATTCAGCAAGGACTACACCCGCACGAATTACAGTTCGGCCCGCGCGTCGATGCTCGGCACCTGGAAGTTCCTGCAGTCCCGCAAGAAGATCTTCGCCGATCGCTTCGCCAGCACGGTCTACGCACTGTGGCTGGAGGAGCAGATCAACGCACGCACCGCGCCACTACCGGCCGGCAAGAAGCCGAAGCATTTCTATGAAGGCCTGAACGCCGAAGCGTATTGCAAGTGCGATTGGATTGGTGCGTCACGCGGGCAGATCGACGAATGGAAAGAAACGCAAGCCGCCGTGCTGCGAATCAAGGAAGGCCTGTCCACCTTCGAAGACGAGATCGCCCGAGGCGGCAAGGATTTCCGCGAAGTGTTCCGCCAACAGGCCCGTGAGAAGCAAATGCGTGACGAACTAGGCATCACCATTGAAGTCCTGCAGACGAGCACACCCAAGGCCACAAATAACGACACGGAAGACACCGGCGACCAGCAGGCGCAACAGGACCAAGCCGCATGAGTACACTCAATCCAATCTATGGCTTCGTGGGCCGCAGCACCAACGCTGTACCCATGGCAGTCAGTGCAGCCTATACGGGCTTGCCGAACGTCGTGCGCGCCGCACTAGCACTCGGCAACAACGACCCGACCGAGGCACACATCCGCGGCTACGCAGCGGGCCTTGCGAAGCGCAGGATGGGCCTGCCGACAGACGACAGCAGCTTCTACTACGATGACAAGTTATATGCCAAGTCAGACAGCGGCATGGCGTTCATCCCCGTCTGGGGCTACCTCTTCAACAAGTGTGACTGGGCTTGTTCAGGGTTCACCGGTTATGACTTCGTGCAGTCCGCCTACAGCGCGGCGCTGGCCGACAGTTCGGTCACAAGCATCGTGCTCGACGTTGATAGTTATGGCGGCGAGGTGCAGGGCTGCATGGAACTGGCTGACTGGTTATTCGCGCAGCGTGGCAAGAAGCCGTCCATGGCCATCGCCAACGCCAACGCCTGCTCTGCTGGATACGCTATTCTGTCCACTGCCGAACACACAAGTGCCATCGAGAGTTCCAACGTGGGCTCTGTCGGAGTGGTGGTGATGCACGTTGACTACAGCGTCATGCTCGAGCAGGAAGGCATCAAGGTGTCTGTGCTGCACGCAGGCGCGCACAAAGTCGACGGCAACCCATACCAGCCGCTGCCTGACGATGTGCGCAAGGAGTGGCAGGCCGAACTGATGAAGATCCGTGAACGTTTTGCCGGCGTGGTTGCCCGCAACCGGGCCATGTCCACAGACGCAGTGCTCGCGACCGAGGCCCGTGTGTACGGCGGACACGAGGCAGTGCAGATTGGTTTCGTCGACGCAGTTGAGTCGCCTCAAGCGGCAGTGACTGCATTTTTCAACGGGCTAACCGGCTCGACAACACAGGAGCTTGCAATGGCAACGAACGACAAGCCGGGTACCCCGGAAGTGAAGACCGAACAACCTACCGCTGCCGATGAGCGCTCGCGCATCAAGGCCATCGTGGGCTGCGATGAGGCGAAAGGTCGCGAGGGGCTTGCCGAGCACCTGGCCTTCAGCACCGAGATGAGCGCCGACGACGCGAAGAAATTGCTCGCCGCTGCGCCGCAGAAGGCAGAGGAGAAGGTGGCTGAGACCAACCCCTTTGCCGCTGCAATGGATGCGACGCAGAACCCGAACGTCGGCGCAGAGGGTGGTGGCAACGCCGCTGTGCAGAACGACACCACTGCAGCGCTGCTGCGTGACTATGGCATGGCCACGGGTCGCAAGTTCGATTCTGTCGCCAAGCACTGAACAACACAGGTAAGGAGCAAACTAAATGGCAACGTCTGGCAAGACCGACGAAGTCTTGGTGTCCTCCCTCAAGGGGATTCCTGGGTCCAGGGTCGCACACCCGCGACCGAGAGCGCTGAACGCTCTCTTATCCAACAGCAAGACCGTAGTTGTCTTGCCAAGCATCTGCCGGCAACAGGCAGACCGCCCTCGAATTCCAAATCTGCATCAACTCGACCGCCTATTGGCAGAAACATCGAGTGGGTGCATTTTGGCAGAATGTGTGTAAGCAGTCTTCCCCGAATCGCGGGATA